AACTCTTCGAGGAAGGTATCGAACTGGTGCCACTGCCGTTTCGCGTGGTTCCGCCTGGCGAGGCGAACTGAACCGACCGCGGTGGTGCGCCCGACGGGATTCGAACCCATGGCCCCCAGATTAGGAAGCTCAGGAGTGAACTTGCCTAACCACATGAAACTAAACAACTAATCGGCACTTATTCAGGGACGCCCCTGAATTTTCAGGGGACTTTCAGGGAACTCGCCGCGCGGCCCGCACGTCGTCAACGCCAAGCTGGGCGCGGTCTCGAACCGATGGCCACCAGAAGCTCAAGATCACGTTGCCAGACGGTGGCCCGGTTCACTCAATGGATCTGGCTTCCACACCGAAGAACAAGGACCACGCCCTGACCTTCATGCGCCAGAGGGTCCAGCGTCTGATCCGAGACTTCGTTCCACATTGAAGAAGGCCCCCGTTAATCACGGGGGCCTTTTTATGTGCAGCCAGCTGTGGCGACGACCAGTCGATCGCCGAACCCCTTGCGGTTCATGCTCTGCGATCCGAGCAGCTTCTCGCGCTGATCTGTGGATAACTCATCCCACTCGCTGCGGCTGATGACCGTGTTGAGCGCGGTGACCTCGCCCGGCCGATCCTTCACGCAGGGAACCTGAACCGGAACCTTCACCTCGACGGCGACCTCCTTGATCACCGGAGGCGGGGTCACGTGCGCGCAGCCGGCGAGAGGGAGCATGCCGATCAGCAGGATGGCAAGGAGTAGGTGCTTCACAGGCTGGCCTCGTAAAGTTCGTCCTGGGTGCGGCGGATCTCGGCTTCGATCTCCTCCGGTGCCACTGACGTTGCTGCCCCCGCGTGCAGCTGTGCTGCCAGTTGATCTGCCTTCTTGATCGCCGCGGCACGAGCCTGAGCCTCTTTCTGAGCCAGAGCCTGAGCGCGGGCCGCGTCCTCGGCCAGCTTGTCGACCGCGTCGTTGCTCTGCTTCAGGCTGGAGTGCAGTGTGACGAGAGAATTTCCGAGGGCGGCGATCTGCAGCTGAGCTGTGTCGGCGGTGACCTCGTTGTTTCCCGAGGCAAGACGGAGGCTTCCAATCACTCCGTCTTGCCATCGGTCAAGAACTAGGATCACCTCCTTTGCGCTCGAGAGACGATGGTTGGAAACTGCCAACGCGATGCCCAGACCGCCAGAGATAAGAAGTGAACCAGCGAGGCCGTAGCCGAGGAGTTTAGTTGTGATCACGTTTCTCAGCCTCAGCTTCGAGTGAGGCCCCGCCGAAGGACGCCTTCATCTTGCCACCAATGGCGATCACCGCCTGGGCAATGACCATGATGCCGACCAGGCCCATGAAGCCGTAGATGACATTGAACAGCCCGCCGATGATCAGCGCGGCGTGCAGCTGGATGATCGCATCCGGCCACGAGTAGCGCATGATGTAGATCAGGCCGGCGATGACGCCCGTGCTGGCGATCGCACCGCCCAACATCGACCAGGTGGTCATCGTCTGGCGTTGGTCGTCGTTCAGATTGATCATCGCGCACAGCGCGTTGCGGAGCCAGCCCATCAGCAGCCCCGACGCAGCAGTTCAGCGACCAGAAGGTCGAAGCGCTTCTTCAAGATTTCGACTCCGAGAAAGCCCCCGTTGATGGCCTTGCGATCGTCTTCGACGCCGGGGGTAGCCGCCTTGGGGTCCAGGTTGTGGCTCTTCCAGAACCAACCTGCCGATCGGGCGCCCCCTTCGCGGGTACGGATATAGTCGGGGATCTCCTCGACACGCTTGCCGATGGCCCGTGCGAATGCCTCATGGTTCGCGCGGCCTGTCAGCTGCTTCGGTCCGTACCCGCGGAAGTTCCAACCGTCGTCGGCCTTGATGTTGCCGAGATTGATACGGCCCCACTCGCCACCGTAGATCAGGTTGGCGATCTGACGCTGACGATCATGAGAGAGGGCACCCTCGCCAGGCTTGCGCCCGAGACGCTGGCAGTCCGCCGCAGTGATGCGGTGACGGCCAAACGTGCTGAGCAGGCCAGCGACGGAGTAGTTGAGGTTCTCGGAGAAGCTGCGGAGGTCCTGGCTTTCGACGGCGATGTTACCGAGGAAGCTGGCCAGCTCGCGGATCGTGTCGATCCCGAACTCCTTGCATGCCTTCTGGAAGGGTTCGATCCAGGGGATCAGGTCCGCGGCCTTGCTGGTCGGGAACGCGATCTTCATGAGACCGAGGTCGATCTGATTGGCGATGATCACCACTTGCGCTCCATGTCAGAGAGCCGCTCGGAGAGCTTTTCGATGTTGTCGCTGTTGCTGGTGACTTTGGCTTCGAGGCCAACCAGCTTGGCCTGCTGCTCCGACTGAGCCGCCTGGCTCTTGTCGAGCTTCTGCGAGAGGTCGGTAAACATCGTCCGCATCTCGAGGACGGTCGTTCGGATCTCGGCAGTTTGGCGCGAAAGGTCGGTGATGTTCGCCGAAGGCGCGACAACACTCCAGACGAGCGCGCCGGCAGCACCAATCGCACTCATAAGTAAGATGTTGACGTTTTTCCCTAGAGCCAAACCCTCGTCCGGACGCTTATTGGACGAGGTAATTGCATCCACCAGCGCCTTGACTTCGATCGAGTGTTGCTGGTCGTTCACGGAGTATCCTGCATGTTGAAAAGTCTGAACTACAAGGTCGAGTTCCCTACCACTGGCAGGTGCTTCGAGAACCAGATTGAGTTCGCACCGGGGTTAACCGCCATCACCGGAAGAAACGAAAAGGGAAAAACCCTCATCATTGAAATGATCGGCTATTGCCTATTTGGGTCGAAAGCCCTGCGTGGTCAGGCCAGCGACTACAAATCGCTCGCCGCAACTCTCGCTTTCGAGGCTCGTGGGAAATCTGTTCTCATCGAGCGCGCGAAGAAGGAGACCCTGTGGATCGATGGCAACATCGAAGCCGTTGGGGCTGACGCCATCAACAAGGCCGTGCCGGCGCTGCTCGGTTTTGGCTTGGACGTCTTCAACGTCGCCTGCGCTGCACAGCAGGGCGACCTTGGCCGTCTGACCGAGATGAAGCCGACCGCGCGCCGCACGATGGTCGACCAGCTCATCGGCCTCGACGTGATCGAGACGATCGAGAAGGAAGTGAAGGCCGAGGCCAAGATGCACGAGACGGTCGCGGCCAACCTCGCCGTCAGCATGGCTGAGCCGGTCGAGCCGGTGGAGCCAGACGACTACGAGCCGAGCCTGAACCTGGAACAGACCCTGGCCGACGTTCAGGCTCACCAGCAGAAGCGCGACCAGCTCCTGCTGGTCAAGGAGCCTGTGGAGCCGACCGCGCCTGTCGCACCGGATCACACCGACGTCGCCGCGCTCGAAGAGCACGAGGCCGTTCGACAGAAGGCGCTGCAGGATAAGGCTCGGCTTGAGGGGCAGCTCGCAGGGATGCCCGAGGCAACCGTCAGCCGCGGCGATCTGGAGAAGGCTCTGGCCTACCAGACCTACGCGGCTGAGGTCTCACGCCGTGGTCCGAAGCCGGAGTATTCGGTGAAGGACCTGAAGGCAATGGAGATGGTGTGGGATGCCAAGGCCCAGGTCGCCGGTCGCGAGGCCATCGACTGCCCGGCCTGCCAGCATCACTTCGTGCCCAACATCGACGCCGCGATCCTCGCTGTCGCCGAGGGCAACCAGCCCGAGCTGACGGTGGCCCAGATCACGGGCCAGTTCCGTCGTCACGAACTGTGGGCCGAGCCGCTCGCTGAGGTGGCCGAGTTCACCATCCCCAATATGCAGAAGGAAATTCTCGCCCATGCCCATACCGACGATCGAGTTGGAGTTCTCAACCGGCTTGCAGACATTCAAGTGCCAGCTGACCGCGCAGGAGACCTTCGAGCTGCACGAGCATACCAGTCGGATCGCGCCATCTACGACGAGCGAGTTTCTCGCTATCGTTCGGAAATGGATACCTACGAGGGTGCGCGACGAGCTGTTGAGGCAATGGAAGACCGCTCCACGGACCTTCTCGCGCTACGGACTCGAGCCAGTGACGCCCGCTCCTACGAGGGATACCTTGATCGGTATCGCAACGACGCAGCGCGCTACACCGAGCTGGTACAGCGAGTGGCCGATAAGCGTGATGCGGCCGAGGGGTACTCTCGTGGCGCAGATGCTCTGAAGGCAACCCGTCTGCGGGTGAAGCAGGAGCTGGCTCCGGCGTTGTCGGTGGCGGCATCGAGCCTGCTCGCCAGCATGACGGGCGGCGAACGCCGGCACGTGGCTGTGGATCACGACTTCAACATCGTGGTCGATGGTCAGCCGCTTCAGACCCTCTCGGGGTCGGGCAAGTCGGTCGTGAACCTCGCTCTGCGGATCGGCCTGGGCCAGGTTCTCACGAGCAAGGTGCTGCCGATCTTCATGGGCGACGAGATCGACAAGGACATGGACAGCGACCGGGCCTCCACCACCCACAACACGCTGCAGTCCCTGAAGCAGTTCCTGACCCAGATCATCGTGGTCACCCACAAGGACGACTTCGTGGCCGATCAGCAAATCGCGCTCTAACCATAAGTAAGTATTTCGCGAGCCGTTCCACTCCAGTTTGTCCTGCGCCAAAGAGGCTTCAGGGCAAACTGGAGTATTAAGTGACAATTCGTGATGAAATAATTGCAGAGCTGCGGAAGGTTCGCGCCCCCGCCAAAGTTGCTCGCAACCTCGGGGTCGACATTCGGGAAGTCCTGAAGGTCGCAGACGAGATCGGTGGCGCTACCCGTGCTACTCGACCCGAACAATTCGATGGTAATGGCCGTCCGGAACTTCTGGAGTTCTTCGTTGCTCGGAAGCGCGCCCACGTGGCGTGGGACAATACCATCCCCGAGATCGCCGCGGCGCGTGCTGCCTACGAGGCTGGCACCCACGACATGGTCACCGGGCGCGATGGCGATTGGCTGATCCTCTACTCGATCCCGCTTCGGTGGCCGGCGAACAACCGCACCCACTACTTCAAGCTGGAGGTCTGAGGTGAAACAGAGCAAGGTCGACAGCGTCATGGAGGCGCTGGTCAACACCGCGATCGGCCTGGTGGTCTCCATGATCACCTGGCACTTCGTCGCGTTGGCCTTCGGCATCCCTATGCCGCTCAGCACCAACATCATCATCACCGGCATTTTCACCGTGGTCTCGATCATCCGCCAGTACGTGCTGCGCCGGCTGTTCAATGGCCGCTCGGTGTGGGCTGCGCTCAAGGAGCACTACTCGTGAAATCTAACTTCGCCCTTATCGGCTGTGGGTGCCTCGGCCTCGCAGTCGTCGGAAGCCTGATCGTCGCCGGCATCGCCACGCGGGTCGTTCTCATCGCTGCAGCCGTGAAGTGGCTGTTCTCGTGAGCCGGTTCAGCATTGGCGACAAGGTTCGCAAGGTCGTCGGCTACCCGTTCACCGGCAAGGTCGTCGCCGTCTATCCCGACGAAGAGAAGTGCTCCGTCCGTCACGCTGACGGGTGGGACCATATCTTCCACGACAAGCAGCTCGCGTTCGACAGCCCGGAGTATCAGTACCTCGATCTGCTGCGCGATTGCCTGGAGAACGGCGTCTACCGTGAGGGTCGCAATGGCGGCACCTATGGTCTGTTTGGTCGCCAGATCCGCTTCAACCTCGACGACGGCCTGCCGGTCCTGACGACGAAGAAGCTGTTCACTAAGGCGATCATCGGCGAGCTGCTGTGGTTCCTGTCCGGCTCGACCAGCGTGAAGCCATTGCAGGAGCAGGGCATCACGATCTGGGACGAGTGGGCCGACGAGGACGGTGAGCTTGGGCCGGTCTATGGTAAGCAGTGGCGGTCGTGGCTCGCGGCGCGGGAGCGTACCGATGGTGTGTTCACCTTCATCGAGACGAAGGAGGTCGACCAGATCGCGAACCTGATCCAGGGCCTGAAGAAGGACCCCTACGGTCGGCGCCACATCGTCACCGCCTGGAACCCGGTCGAGATCCCGGACATGGCTCTTCCGCCGTGCCACTGCCTGTTCCAGTTCTTCGTCTCGGACGGCAAGCTGTCGTGCCAGCTCTACCAGCGCTCGGCCGACATCTTCCTCGGCGTTCCGTTCAACATCGCGTCCTACGCGCTGCTGGTTCACCTGGTCGCCCGTGAGGTCGGTCTGCAGGTTGGGGACTTCGTCCACACCTTCGGCGACGTCCATCTCTACGCGAACCATGTGGATCAGGCTCGCGAGCAGCTGACCCGCACGCCGCGTCCGTTCCCGACGCTGGAACTGACGGAGCGAGTTGGTCTCTTCGACCTCGAAACGAAGGACGTCGGCTTCGTCGGCTACTACCCACACGCAGCAATCAGGGCGGAAGTCTCAGTCTGATTTTCCAGGGGGCCTGGAGAATACCATTGTACGGAAATGCAAATGACGCCCTCGAGACGGGCGCCGTCAACCAACACAAACTGGAGGATGCTTTCGACTTCGGCGTTCCGACGCCGAAGTCGAAGCGTCCGAAGGTCCTGATCCTGGGCCACGCCCAGCATGGGAAGGACACGGTGGCCGAGTTGCTGCGCGATAGCCACGGCTTTTCGTTCGCCAGCTCTAGCTTCTTCGCTGCTGAAAAGGCTGTCCGGCCGGCGCTTGCTGCATGCGGTGTCTCCTACCTCACGCTCGAGAATTGCTACGAAGACCGGGTGAACTGGCGGGCGTTCTGGTACGAGGCGATATCAGCCTACAACCGCGGCGGATCGCGGTTGGCGGAAGAGATCCTGAAGGAGCACGATCTCTATGTCGGTATGCGATCAGCGACCGAGTTCGAGGCCGCGAAGCACCTGTTCGACCAGATCGTCTGGGTCGATGCGAGCGGTCGGGGGGTTCCACCCGAGCCGACCAGTTCGTTCGACATCCCTTACGATCCGGAGGTGATGGACCTGGTCCGAAACGACAGCACCATTGAGGAGCTGGAACGAGAAGTGAATAAGTTGGTCGGTCGGATCACCTGAATGAAAAACCCCCGCCTAGGCGGGGGTTTTTTGTATCAACAGGGGATGGGCTGTCCCATGCTGTCGAAAGCCGGTTGGCGCTTCACCTCCCCGGTGTCGTTATTGGTCGCCGTGCGGATCAACCGACCGTTGATACATTCGACGCCCAAGGTCCAACCGGGGGTGGTAAAAGCCTGGGGGATAGTTTCACCGCAGCCGGCGAGGATCAGAGCAGTAGCGAGCAGCATTAGGGTAGTCTTTTTCACGGTATTCTCCAAAGTTTAGGGTTAAGTGGGATATCCAGTCACATCGACAATCAGGAACTGCGTGACGAAGGGAATAAACCCAATAACTGTACTTCCCACAATTGGCCAGCTTTTGTTAATTGTTCCTCCACCATTTACCTTAAAACCAATTTGATACATTGGCCATGGGCCTTCACCATTTGGGGGGTTGAAGAGAGTGTCGCCAGTGCAGACGACTGCATAGCTTCTCCCAACATCGAGCGCGAACGTCTCGGTGTTCACGTTGAAGCTCTGCTGAACCCAATTCGCAATCCGCATGTACCGGTGGTCGCTACGGAACGTAATATCTCCGGCCTCATTCCGAACAACCAACCCATGAGTTGGTAGTCCCAGACCAGGGGGCTCGTCGAAGATCCAGTATTTGATTGTAAAGGAACCCCCAGCCGGTGCGCGGAGTCGGAATGTCCAGGTGTTGCCACTGATTATATGAGGTCCAGCGACCACATAGGTTTGGGGGCACGAGAAGGCGATGATAGGATTGATCCCGGTGTAGACCACGTTGATGTAAGTCGTCGGGTCGCTTGGTGGTGAGAGAGAACCAGAGGCGCATACCGCGAGGTTCTTATAGTCCTGATCAACCTGGGTGACGCCGTGCTCCCCTACGATCCGGAAGCCATAAGGGTCGGTCATTAGTAAACTCCGTAAAGCAGCTTGCAGTTCGTCTTGGCCGCCCGAGGCCAGCTCCAGGACATGGTCGTCCCTGAAAAGCTGACGAGGGGCGTACCCCACTGGACTCCCGTGCCTGTGGGTATGACGATGCAGAAGGGCTCACCAACGGCGAACCCCGCGTGGACCAGCGAGCCAGGGGTTGTGCCGCTCTGCGCTGTCCCAAGGACGCGCCCCATCCGGCTGTTGGTATCGAGGATAATATTGCCGGCCTCGTCAAATGTCCGAACACCATAGGTCACGCAGAGAGGTTCCCGATCTGAACCGCGACACCACCGCTGGCGTAGAAGACCTTGATCACGTCGCCGCTGATCAGCGTGCGAGCGCCAGAGGGGGCGCTCTGGAACGTTCCGAGCGTGGCGCTGATCGCCGAGAGGTTGGTCACGCTGATGTGGCCAGCCAGAACCGCGCCTGCCTTGATCTTGTCGGACTCGACCGCATTGGCCGCGAGTTCGCCTGCGGTAACCGCGCCGGCTGCCAGCTTCGGGGTGGTGATCGCGTCGGTGGCGATCTGCGTCTCGGTGATCTGACCGGTGAGGTCCGCGGCAAGCGTCTTCGCGTCCCAACCGGTGCTGGTGTAGCGGTAGATCTTCCCGTTGAAGATCACGACGCGGTCCAGGAACAGGTTCGTGGTCGGAAGGGTCGTGACCGACTCAATGCCAGCCTTGGCCTTGGTCAGGCTGAACACCTTGACGTAGGTCGAGCCGTTGTAGGTCGCGGTGATCGTCAGCGAGGCGTCGTCAGCGCTCATCGCCGTGACGCGATAGTAACCCTTGACCTGGCCGGCGACCGGGGTGTTCGCCGCGGTGTTGACCGTGCCGGTGCAGTTGGCCGTAGTCACCGATAGGACCGCATCAATGGTCACGTCGGCGTTGCCAACCATCATCTTGAACAGACCGGTGGCTGGGAGGAACGACAGGACCGTACCATCCGAGTAGGCCTGCAGCGCCTGAGCTTCGTTACTCATGTAGGGCGATGCAGCCGGGGTTCCAGGAAGGCCGTCCGTTCCGTTCTGGACTAATAGGACTGGGGTGATCCATTCAGTGTTGGCGATCGTGTCTGAAGCGCCTGCCGCTGCTGCGACTGCGCTCGAAACCCAGACGGGCTGTGTGCCACTAGGGAGGCTGGTCGACCAACCGTTATCGAGACCGGTGAGTACCCCACTGGCGAAGGTGAATGTCGTCGTTGCCGAAGGCAACACGGGGCTCAGGACCGAACGCTTGTAGATGATGACGTTCGCGACGGTCATGCCATCGCTGCCGTTCGTGCCGTTGGTTCCGTTCGTGCCGTTGGCTCCCGCCTGCACGCGCACGATCGAGATCTTGTCGCTGATCGTGGTGCCATCGGTCAGCGAGGCGGTGACGATGACGCCGCTCGTGCCGTTGCGGGCGAGGGCGAACTGCGCTTCGGTCATGCTGACCGAGTTGCCGGTTGCGGCAGAGAGGTAGGTTGCGACCGGGGTACGAGCCACGCCGTTGGCGTCCGTGAGCGTCCAGTTCACCGTCGCCGAGGTGTTCTGCTTGTTGGTCGAGAAGTTGATCGTCTGGTTCGTCGGGGACGCCGCTCCAGCGCCATCGTAGAAGATGACCTGGCGGTCGGTGACGACCGACAGGGTCTTGGCGTCTGCGCCATTGTTGCCAGCGGTGCCGCTCTTCGACTTCGCCAGGCTGAAGACCTTGTCGAGGATCATCCCCGCGTAAGTGCCGGTGCCGGTGGCGCGGATCGTGACCGAAGCCGTGTCCTCGTTGGCGTCGAAGCCACCCGAGACGCTGTAGTTCATGCCCGTGTAGGCAACCGTCAGAACCTGTGGGTTGGCCAGCGTCGAAAGCTGGAAGCTCGAGCTGACATCGGCCGCACCGGAGTAGACCTTGAAGGAGCCGTTCGCGCCACCGTATCCAGCCAGAACCCCGTCCGAAGCCGCAGCCAGCGTCACGGCCTCGTTCGTGAGGAAAGCGACCAGAGCATCGTGCCCAGCAGCGCCCGGCGCACCATCCGCGCCCGCCTGCACGCGCACGACACTGATCTGGTCGATGAGCGTCGTCCCGTCCGTCAGGGTCGCCTTGATGATGACCCCGCTCGTGGCGTTGCGTGCCGCGGCGAATTGGCTTTCGGTCATCGAGACCGTGTCACCGGTGGCGCTCGACAGGTAGCTGGTGGTCGGGGTCCGAGCCACGCCGTTGGCGTCCGTGACCGTCCAGTTCACCGTCGCCGAGGTGTTCTGCTTGTTGGCCGTGAGGGCGATCGTCTGGGTGGTCGGGGACGCAACGCCGAGTTTGTCGTAATAGAGGACCTGGCGGTCGCTGCTGATCGACAGCGTCTTCGCTGCCGCGCCCGGAGCGCCATCCACGCCGACGACGCCGGCCTTCGACTTGGCGAGCGTGAAGTCCTTGGTCACGGACATCGAGCCGAACGACGTCGTGTAGGTGGCCTTCATGCGGAACGACGCGGTGTTGCCGCTCATAGACGTGACGCGGTAGGCGCCCTTCGGTCCCGTGAAGAACTGGTTGGTCGCGATGTTCAGGTTGCCGTTGCAGTTGGTCTTTGAGACCTCCTGGAACACGCATTCTTCGGTGATCTCGACGTCGCCGAAGAAGACCCGGAACTCACCCGTCGCCAGCGAGTAGTCGCCATTCGCGCCCGCGTTGTCGGTCGGGACGGTGTGCGACTCGTTCGTCAGGAAACCGGTGATGTTGTAGAGCGGACGGAGGTTGAAGAACTCGTCTAGATCAGTCTCGGCCAAGAGCGGCACGGACTCCAGCCCGCGGCGATCCCGAGCAAAAACCTGAACCTCATAGTGGCCCTCAAGCGGGTTCTGGATCTCGAAGAAGTTTTCGAGATAGTTGTCGTGCGTGATCCAGTTGCCGCCGTTGAAGCGGTACATGAACCGGTAGTTCTTGAAGAAGAAGGATGCCGGCCGACCCCAGTTGACCGTGAGGACGCGGTTGTCCTGGTACTGTGTCGAGTATTCGTTGATCTTGAAGACGCCATCAGCCGGTTCGACCGGGGGCGGCACGAAGCGGCTGATCTGCTGCGAGAGGATCTGGTCCTCAACCACAGCGTCACTCTCGACCCACTTCGGGGTGTAGACCTCGACCGCAGTGATCGTGACCAGCTCACCGTCTTCGCCCGGCGTGACGTTGGTGACGCGGTACTGCTTCGGCAGCGCGGGCAGTCCAGGGCACGACAGCGAAACCGGAGCGAACTCGGGAAGGCTTTCAGGCAGCGGCGCGTCGAGGTGGATCGTGTAGATGTCCCCACGCTGGCTGTTCGTGTTGACCACCTGGCGCGTGATCGCAATCGTCGGCTTCCGCCATTCAGGGCTGGCAGGCTGGACGTTGGTGTCCGGCGTGTAATCCGGGTTCGGAACCGTGAGCAGCAGCTCGTAGCCAACGCCCAGTTCGAGCCGCAGCGTGTCGCGCACGGTGATCGACTTACGATCGGAGCTGATGCCGACGATGCGGCCCGTCGAGCGGATCGAGGTGTCCGCGAGGAGATCACCATCGGCCACGCCAATGATGCTCAGCGGCTCAAGGAGGTTGCCCTGGCGGTTGGTTGTGAAGGAGACGATCCGGTATTCGTTCAGCGAGCTGAGCAGGCGCAGCTTCAGCCGGCGAAGAGCCTCCTGCCGGTTGTCGCAGCCGACCAGCACGATCGAGGTGTGACGACGACCGGTGGCGTCGATGTCGGGCTGGTCGTGAACCCGAACCCGGTCCTCTTTGTAAAATGCGTCCCGGTTCCGGAACACGCCGATGTAGTCGTTGAAGCGGCTGTCGAAGTCGGTGTGCTGGTAGTGGAACTCACCAACGATGTTCTCCTTGGTGAAGATCATCGCCGGGTTTTCCGGCTTCTCGACCTTGATCCGCCACTGACCGTTGCCCTCGTCCCACGCGAAGGAACCCACCGCGCCGGCGAGGTAGTTGATCAGCTCGTGGGCCTGCATGCCCTGCTCGATGAACCAGTTGGCCGAGTAGCGCGGGTGCATGCCACCCTTGCCATCCGGCACCAGCTCGGAGAACCATTTGGACGCTTCGAGAGCGTCCCACTTGTTCATCGTCGAACCTGGCGTCAGCGCCGAGATGCCCGAGAGGTCGTCCTCGATCAGGCCCTTGATCTGCCAGGCGGGGCACTGCGTCCACGCGACTTGGGTGGTGACGCCATCCCATGCCTCGCCCGAGAAGATCCGCTCCTCCGGGTCCCAGACCGTCGAGGGAGGAACGTGGTAGCGGCCCAGGTCATAGATGCCGGTCAGCTCGGGGATGCCGTTGATCTGGTCGGTCGCCTTGCCGAAGACCTGAGCATAGGAGAGGCCGCGCCACTCTTCGGTCCCGCCGAGCGGAGCCGTCGACACAGGGCTGATCGACTCCCACGTGATCGTCCGGCGATCTTCGTTCTCGCCGTCGCTTCCCGAGACCTGATAGTCGCGCTCGATCAGACGGACACGAACCTGCCAGGACTTGCCGGCGTAGGCGCCCGTGCTCGGAACCTGGACGCGCAGCTCGCGGACGTAGGCCGAAGTGGTCTTGCCGGTGATCCGCATGTAGGGCGAGTTCGGATCGACCCACTGGCCGCTGGTCAGCTGGGCGAGCCACGGCGGGTTCGACTGGTAGGTCGTGCGACCACCAAACAGCTTCTTCTGGATGGATGGGTTGCTGACCTCGGTGAGGTCCGCCATCGGGTTGACCCAAGTGCTCGTACCGGAGGCGCGCATCTCGACTTCGAGCGAAGCCGTGTTGTCGTAGATGCCCTTCTTGGTCTGGCTGTAGAGCTGCTGGACGACGAACCGCAGATCGATGAACTCGGCACCGATCGAGGTGATCGCAGCGTTGACCCAATCACCCGGTTGGCCGTTCTCATAGCTGTTGCCGACCGTGAGGTTAACCGTGGTCGGGCCGCTCGACTGGCCGAGGACCAGCTTGACCGGATCGACGATCGTCGGATCGCCGTCGAACAGGCTGATCGTCAGATCCTGGAAGCTCGCATTACCCTGACCGTCTTCGACCGGGACGCCGTCCACCAGGAAGTTCTTGAGGCCACCCGGCGCCAGCGTGGCGCGCGAGGTGGTCAGCCCAAGAAGGACCTCGAAAGTGTCTGTGGAACGTAGATTGTCGGGGTTGTTATGGAAGCCCACTTACGCCTCGTCCGGCCCCCGGAAGTAGAATTTCCCGCCGACTTCCGCGTGATCCAGTACCGGCACGTAGTTCATCGAAACGAGGTTTCGCTGGGTGTCGACGTGGCTCAACGTGAACCCCATGTTCCAGAGTTCGCCGGACGTGTAGCTCGCAGAGCGTCGATGGCCGCAACCAGACTGATACCAGTTGCAGGGTCCACGGAGCTGGCTAAAAAATGAGCGCGCTTCGAACTTATGATGGTGACCGTTGACACCGGATAGACCACGCCGAATAGCATCCGGGAAATGATCGACCAAGAAAGTGTCAAAATAGACTTCATAGTTCTTTCGCAGTTCCTTGTTGATGTCACCCTTTGTCCATGCGGCGAGGTCGCCGCGGGCAACATAACGTACCTCGTACTTGTCGAGGCCTAGAAGACTGCCGACCGTCATTCCATGGAGATCTGATAGAACCGCGCGAATTGCCGGGCTGGCCTCAGCCAGGTGACGCAGCAGCCGGTACTCGTGGTTGCCCTCGATCAGGTCGATCTGCATGTCGGGCGCGATCTCGCGAACCTCGTCGAGGAACTCGTGGACGGCCTTGATCCGGCCAACCACATCCCACTCCCGCGGATCGACGCCGTACTTGCCGAACTCGGGGAGGTCGAAGATGTCGCCGCCCAGAGCCAGAATGTCAGGCTGCGCGCGGGCGATGGTGTCGAGGAGGACGCGCTTGAAGAAGCTGTCCATCTCCTTGTCGTGGAGGTCCGAGCAGTGGAGGATCGTCTGGAACCGCTTGCCGCTCGGCTTCAGGTACAGGCTGCCGTAGTCGGCGCGATCGATGTTGAGCTTGCGGATCTCGTCGTAGCTGACGTGCTTGGCGACCTGGCCGACCAGCTGGCTTTGCATCCGGGTGTTCATCACGCCGGCTTGGCGCTTGGCCTCGGTGAAATTCCCGAACTCGTCCTCGATCTCGAAGCTCGAGAAGCGACCGTGTTCGCGGTAGGCGTTGCGGGTGAGGTTACCGTTCTCGTTGAGTTCGCTGACCTTGACCAGGTCGGCGAGCATTTCCGTTTTCGTGCTCAAGGGGCAGTTCCACTTAGGCAGGAGACTCCGGGAACTTGCCCATGACAATTTCGCTAGAGTTCACCTGGATTGATAGGAATTGCCCCCCTATCAACGTGCGTCCGCCACCAATTCCCATCAGGGTTCCGATGGATGTGGTGTTCTTTCCCGTGCCGATATACTTCGACGGATCGGGGTCTTCCGACTTCGAGATCGTCGGCGCCTTCATGAACAAGCTCATGATGCCGCCGAGAACCATGCTGATACCAATACCGGCGACCGCGGAGACGCCAGCCTGGCTGAGCATCATACCTCCGATACCTGGGTTGAGGATTGCGACAGCGATCATGGCGATGCCGAGCAGGATCTTGCCGAGACCACCACCACCAGCCATCAGTGGGAAGACCTCGATCCGGGTGACGTCGGTCGGGCGGCGCAGCTTCTCTTCGGTGTCGAAGTCGAGGACTTCCACGGCCAGCTTCCGACCGTTGTCGATTGCCTGACGGCTCCAACCTTCGAGAGCCTCGGCCACAGTCCGGGCCGCGATCTTCATCGACCGGAAGCGGCCGGCGAGAGGGCCAGAGGGGACGACCTCAATGAGCTGCAAAGCCAACCTCCAGGGCGGGGCAATCAGCGTCGTCGGTGTGGTAGGACCGCACGCCGTCACGGCCAATGATGTAGTGCGTGATCCCCGGCCAGTTGCAGATCCCGTACCAGTCGTCCTGGCTGAGGTGAGACGAGGACAGAGGGTGGGTGTGCCAGATACCGGCCAGCTCGTTGAAGTGCTTCTTCATGTCGCGCGCGCTGATCACGAAACCGACAGCCGGGTTCGGGTGCTGGTTGGCGACGGTGAAGGTGCGGCCGTTCTTGAGGACAAGGCCGCAACGCTCGACCTTATCGCCGGCCTTGAGCTTACGCTTCAGCTTGCGGATGGTATCGGGCATCGGCCATGTCCTTGAGGGTGGAAGAGGGGAGAGCCGGGGTGAGGTCCGGCACGGCGGGGTGTCGCAGCACGAAGCACGTCGCCATTCGCCAGAAGTCGCGCATGGTCTCCTCACAGGAGAACTTGCCGAAGGCGTGATGGATGAGCTTGTTGCCGCCGACGTAGATGGCGAAGTGGTTGGGGTTCTTCGAGTTCACCGCCAGGCACAGGACGTCGCCCGGTCGGAGGTTTCGGATCGTCCAATCCTCGACCTTGATCATGCCCTCGCGCTCCCAGATCATCTCGATCAGGTTCAGCTCGTCGGCGTTCCAGTCGTTCGGCAGAGCATAGTTGCCCGCCTCGATCCCGAAGTTGTCACGGTAGAAATCGCGGAGCAGCTTGTAGCAGTGGACCTCACCAGGAACATAGGGTCGTCCAAGAAGATGCTCGTACTCCAACTTCATAGAACAGCCTATTGAGGTCCTGTCGAAATCCCGCAAGGGTTATTTTATCAGTTAGGTGTCGACCCAGGGGAACGCGGGCGGGATATACTGACGGAATGGGATGGTTTGACCCTGCGCGCTTGAGAACGAGGCCAGTTCCATTGAAACGCTAGTGCGCGAATAGTGCGGCACGCGCTTGACGCGGAAGTAAGCCGTCTGCCGAATGTTAAGATTGTCGAGCAGGTTCTGAAGCAGCACCGTCTTGCGGACGAGGGTCGCGCCGTCGAGGTAGCCGTCGTGGATCAGCCCCTTGAACGGCAGGAGGTCGAGGTCAGGCTGACCGATCTCGAGCGTCGGCGTCGGCGACTTCTCGGTGTCGAACTCCTCGCCCGTCATCGAGCAAGGGATGCCCTCATACTCATGGCCGAGCCAGGTCACGTTGTTGTCGTTCTTGAAGTAGATCGTGCCGCCCGCAAGCGGGAACAGCTCATAGAGGTCGATCTCAGCATCGGCCTCGAGCTTGAGGGCATCTTCGACGTGCTCAGGGGGGATGGGATTAGCCAAATTCGTAACTCGGATTATGGTGGATGAGGACCAGTTCAAACTCAGGGACCAAGCCCCCCGAGTTCAGGATCGCCTCAGGGATCGCCAGACCACCGTCCGCGAAGCGGCAGGTGATCAGGCCGAGATACTCGTGCTGGTAGGTGAAGCTCTTCCAACGCCGATGCGCGACGTAGAAGTTGAGCAGCCGGCCGGCGTTGGTTGTCGGATCGGTCAGAACGTCGAGGGCAGTGCCCGCTTCGTTCATGCGCCAGTAGAGGCCCCCCATCTTGAGCCGGAACTTGCGCCGGTATGGCGTCGAGGGCCGAGAGGTGAACTCCCAACCGTTCATCGACACGACGTTCTGCTCGTCGGGAGCGATCTCGACGGCGACATGGCTGTTGGGAACGAAGTCGAAATCAGCCACTGATCTTTGTACCCTTGCTCAAGTTATCAGGTTCCCAAAGAGGTTGAAGGTTGGTGTAATGGCAGGCCTCCGCAACTTGCCTTGGATCGTTGAGATCGAACAAAGCAAGGGGTTTCTTGTGATCAATGTGCCACCCTCCGACGCCTTGGTTGTCCCAATTCATCCCGGGCTGGAAAAGACTCTCTAGGTGGGCGACGAGTTCATCAACTGAACATCCGAGCAGCTTGATGGCAGAGCCAGTTTTGAATTTACCTTTGAGCGCCTCACGCAGCCGAGACCTGAGGATGTGCCGGAGGCGGAATTGGACGTCCGTGGCATATCTCTGTGAGGCATAGTGTGGATTTTGCTGCCGGAAGCGCCGCGCTTTTTCCGAGGCCGCTTCCTTATTATCGTGATGCCAACGACGCATCCGATCCCGGTTGCGAGCACGAACCTTTTCCAGGTTACGTTGGTTGTAGCGCCTGACGGCCTCACGGCACATCGCTTTCTCAAGTTCATGAAGGGTCACCTCACCCTCCCTGCGCGACTTGCTTGATCAATTTCTTGGTCGGCCCGTTCGACATGATGTCGCGGGCGATCGTGACCAGGACGTCGCTCGGACCCATCGCGGGAGCCTGCTTCTCTTGGACGACGAAGACGTTGGTCTCCTGCTTAGGCATCTGGACGTTGGTGAACGCCGAGCCGGCACCGGCCATCTTCTCGAGACCCTTCCGGCCGTGCTTGTTGATGTTCTCCATGAACGGCAGGCCGAGGTCCTTGACGGACTTATTCCGCATGACGAACTCGCCCTCGGCGAGGTTGTAGAGCGCGCTGTCGCGGGCAGGGCTGCCGCGGTTGATCCGGCCACCCAGATCCGAACCCAGATGCGAGATGCCACCACCGAAGCGACCCGGAACCACGACCGGCCCGCCGTTGTAGGCGCGCATGCCAGCGGAAGCGCTGCCGCTCGAAGAGGATGCCGGGGTCTGGACCTTGCCACCTTCGTAGGAACCCGGAACCGGCCCCATGCCCAGCGCGCTGAGGATCGCGTTCACGGCCTGAAGAGCCAGGGCGCGCATGATCATCTGCATCACGAACTGAGCGAACGAGGCCAGCATCTTGACGAGCGCACCGCCGAAGCTCTCCTGACCGGAGATGACCGACGTGAAGAAGTCCGTCATACTACCGGCGAGCTGGTCAGCCATCGGCCCGACAGAGTCGCCGGCGATCTTGGCCCAGCTGTCGAGGGCGCCAGAGTTCTCACGCCATGCGTTGGCCGAGTCCCGCAGGCGTTGGCCGAGTTCAGGCTCAGCTACCCGTGCGGTACGGGCGGTCACGCCATCAAGGAGGGTCTGACGCTCGCGAAGGATCTCGTTGATCCGGGTCTCGGTGTCGCGGACCTTCTCCTGCGCCGCGTTCCACTCTTCCGACTTCGGGATGAGGGTCTCGACCTTGCGGCGGTATTCCTCCAGCTGCAGCGAGGCACCGAGGGCCTGACCGCCGAGGATGCTGGCCTTGTTGGTGTCGGCGGTGTTCTGGGCGTTCTCGGCCTCACGCTCCTGACGCCAGCGCATACCCGCATCGACGTTGTTGCGGTTGGTGCGGTTGCCGAGGATTGCGCCCTGCTGGGCTGCGGCGCGAACCGGAGCGTCTGCCGCATAGGTGGCATCCTCCGCGGCCTGCTTGCCCTGTGCGAGACCAGCATCCAGGATCTTGCCCGCGGCGTCGGAGACGTAGCGCCAGAACTGAGCGAAGAACCCTGCGGTCTTCTCCTTGAGCGTCTGGACCAACTCGGCGCGCTGCATCGCCGCCAGCTCGATCGCTTCCTTGCTCTGACCCGCCGAAGGGTGGGCAGCATCGAACGCGGCCAGTTCGGCGGTCTCGTAGTCCTTGAGCGCCGTGTTCATGTCCGAAGTCAGATCGCCAATCGGGCGACTGCCGGCCTTCGCCTCGTTCGTGATGCGGGTGATCTTGGCCGACTGCGTCTTGGCACCCTGGCTGGCACGTGCCTCGACGAGCTGCTGGATCTCACGAGCCTGCTTCTCAGCGTCCGTGTTCGCCGCGCGCTCGACGGAAGTGAGCTTAGCTGCCCACTGGAAGTGCCAGTGCGGTCCGGTGCCATGGTTGACCGGGATGTAACGCACGCCGGGGGCGTGAACCGGGCCACCGGTGACACGCAGACCCATACCCTCCAGGATCGCGACGATCTCCATCGGGTTCATGCCTGGGATCGGCGCCATATCGAGGGCGGTGCCGTTAACGTGCGGAGCGGAGTTAGGATCGCGCTTGATGCCCGCGGCCCGGTCGTAACCAGCCTGCCGGCTCGCCGGGCGCGTCGTGTCGGTGATGTTCGCTCGGGGGACAAGCCGCTTGATCTCGGCAGCCACTTGGTCGGCGCTCAGCCGGCGACCAGCGTGGTCCTTCGGGGTCTTGGCCTTGCCTTCTTCCTCGTCGGTGACACGGGTCTCGCGGTTCGCGCGAGCGACGAGGGCCTGCAGCGAGGAGATCGAACCGCTGAGGGCCGACTGCTCGGAGACCGTCTTGGCCGCGCGCTGGGCCGTCTGCCACAGCTTGATCTGCGACTGCATGCGATCGACGAGGGCCTTGAGAGCCTGATCCTGCGAGTGAGCCTTGTCCTCGTTGCCGAGCAGCGCGTTGTTGATGCCCGAGGTGAAGCTATCGACCACACCCTGACGGGCCGAACCTGCAGGGCCGCCCAGCTGGCGGGCCAGGTACATCTGCTGGCTCGCTAGGTCGCGTTCGCCCTTAACCGCGGCGAGCTGCGAGATCAGATCCTTCTGCTTCTGGATCGCACCGATCAGGCGCTGCATACCTGCGCTCTGATCGTTCAGCCGGCGAAGCTCCTGCTCAGCCGCGTCGAGCCGCAGGTATTCACCCTGCAGTTCCGACCCGTTCATACGGATGGCATTGCCGTTCAGGCTACCCAGCAAGGTCCGGGCAGCACCCGCGACGGTTGGGTTCTTGCCACGCGAGGCAGGGACAACGATCTGACGGGCACTGTCGCGGTGCTCGACCATCTGGGCGGCGATGCCCACGGCTTCACCGTTCTTGGCGTCGAAAACCTGCTGCGACTTGTTCGCCGACTGCGCCAGCTCGTAGTTCCGCAGACGCTGCATGGCCGCGAGGACGTTGTCGTAGTTCGCCGCGGCACCCTGTAGTTCGGTCGACAGACCCTTGAAGCGGGTGGAGAGGGTGAGAACCTCAGCCTGCATAGCGACCTGGTTGGTCTGCAGGGTCGAGGAGCGCGAGATAAGATCCCCGATCGCGTCCTCGATCGAGCTGATGGTCTGGCGCTGCGAGCGCATGGCTTCCTCGGCCTCATTCGAGGCCGTCTTCAGCTTCTCCTGATGACCCGCCGCGCCGTAGACGGCATCGCCAAGCGCATTGATGCCGGTCGTGACCTGGCCGAGGATCGGAACGAAGGTCGTCCACGACATACCCATCCCCGAGACACTGTCCTCGGTTTCGACGAACATCCCGAACAGGCCATTGACGCCATCGGTGATCAGCTTGAGCGCGGTGACGACCGTGCCGGAATTGTCGACTGCGAACTCACCGAGCAGGTTCTTGAAGGTCTGCCACTTGGCGGACAGGCTGCCCATCGCACGCTCTTGGGCTTCAGCCGCGGCACCCGTGCGCGCGAGCGACAGCGACATCTGGTCGTAGGTGTCGAGCTGGCCACGGAAGGCAAGGAAGGCACTCGCGGCGCGGACCTCGAAGCTGGCATAAGCCTGCTCGGCCGAGAAGCCGGCGTCGGATAGGTTCTTGACGACCTGGGCGAGGCCCTTCGACTTCACATCGACGTCGGCCATCGTGAGGCCGAGACCCTGCAGCTCCTTCTTGAAGTCGTCGGTCGGCGTCTTCAGGTCGACCAGCAGCTGACGGATGCCCGTACCGATGGTCGAGCCGGAGCGGATACCAGCGTTGGCGAGACTACCGGCGATAGCCGTCAGCTCCTCAAACTTGACGCCGTTCTCCTGAGCCGTCGCACCCGCGTACTGGATCGCGGCCTGCATCTGGTTCATCGCCAGCTTGGAGTCGTTCAACCCCTGCATCAGGGTGTCGGCGACCCGCTGGCTTTCCGTCGCCTGCAGGTTGAATGCGCCCAGCGAGCTGGTCAGCGTGTCGACCGCCTCGGCGGGGGTGGACCCTGAGCCGGTGGCAAGGGCGAGGGCGTTCTTCAGAACCTCGGCGGTCTCGTTCGCGGTGAAACCAGCCTGCGCGATCTGGGTCGCAGAGTCGGCGATTTCCTGCGTCGAATACTTAGAGTTGCGGGCGACCTCCTGGATCGAACCCGACAGCTTGACCATCTGCTGGTCGGTCGAACCTGAGATGGCCTGCAGCTTGGCCATCGAGTCATCGAACTCGGTGACCGCACGCACGCCAGCCTGGACGGTGTTGGTGACCGCGCCGATGGCGGCAGAGATCCCCATGAAGCCAGCGGTGACGCCAGCGGAGGCGAGCAGGCTTTCCTTCGAGCCGAAGATCGAGCCGAGCAGGTTGCCCCGCTTAACTTCCGGCAGGCCATCGTAGGCCTTCCGCATGGCGAGCGCCTTCGAGGTCTCGCTCGACACCCGGTTCCATGCTGCCTGGAGCCGGTCGATCGCCGCCTGGCTCTTCTCGGTGCCCGGTGCGACGGCGCGGCTCATCACCTGCTGCATCTGCTGCAGACGTTGGATGTTGCCTTCGATCGTCTTGCCGAGGGCGAGCTGGTCGGAGTTGCGTGCCTGGTCGGGGGTGAAGCTATACTTGCTGGCGCCGCGCTGCAGGGTCGAACGAAGCTGCGCCTCGCCCTGGTTCACGGCGTTGAGGATCGTGCGGCGCTGGGCCTGCGCGTTCTGATCGGCGGCACGGGCCGCTTCCAGTTCAGCACGGGCCAGGTTCTTATATTCAGCCGCGAGGCGCTCGACGCCGGCGATCTCGACCGCGAACTTCTTCGGGTCAGTCCGGACGTTCTGGACGTTCTCGAGCAGCGTGCCCATCCGGCTCTGCAGGGCAGTGCGGAGCTTCTGGCCACCGGTGGAGAGGCCGTTGCCCGACTTCGCCGCGGCGTCCAGCTTGGCGATCTCACGCTCGAGCTTGCGAACCTGCTGGATCGCGCCTTCGGTGTTGAAGGCCTTGGCGATGTCGGTCTTGCTGAGCGCGCGGCCAGTCTGACCCAGCTCGGCGAACCGCTTGTTGAGGAGGGCGAGGCGGACTTCGAGCGCGTCGGTGACGGTCTTGGTCTCGCCCAGCTCGCGCTTCAGCTTCGAGGCCGAGAGGGTGCTCTTCCCGAGCCGCTGCTCATCGAGACCGGACAGCAAGCCATCACGGCGCTTGTTCGACGACGAGGACAGGACGTTCTGAAGGGTGGAGGCCTCGCCGATCAGACGCTGCAGGAGCTGGGTCTGACGACGCAGCGAGTCCTCGTTTGCATGCCCACCAGCGGACATCGTCTCCGAGAGCTTGGTCAGCCCTCGGATGGTCTTGTTGATCTCCCGACCAAAGGCTTCCAGCGGCTTGAGCAGCTGGTCGCCATTGGCCTGGAGATTGATGTTCTGGACGAGCTTGCTGTCGAGGGCCATCAGCCGAAGCTCAGCAGTTGGTCAAAGCGGGCGAGGTACTGGCCAGCGGAGAGCTGGGTGAGATCCTCGTCGACATCTTCGCGACGGGTCGGCTTGGTTTCCTTTTTCCCGCCGAGTGCGGACGCTGCTACCTCTACCAAGGTCGAGTAATTCGCCATGAAACTCGCAGTGGTAAAACCCACCTTCAGCTCAACCCTTTTTCTAAGTTCCCAAAAAGAATACCGCCAGTAGATTTCGTCGAGATCACTTTCACAGCAGTCAAAGACCCACTGGCACGCTTCGTCTAGGGTTAACTTTCCGCACCAGTCTGTGATCGGGCCGATTGGGTCAGGTCCGTCATTTTTGCTTGGTACTTGCTTCCGAGGACCATCGATTTCTCGGCGGTGCTCGTAAAAAAATAGAGAATATGATCCGTGATCCACAGGATCATTTCATCGACTGCGTCGTCGTCGAGGTTCAGCTCGAACAGATCGACCATGTCCTCGTCCGAGTTGACCGTCTTCTTGCCGGTCAGCAGGCGACGAACGACGTACTCGCGCAGGTAGAAATCCTGGATCAGGAGGTGGGCGATGTTCTCGGGGGAGGGGATGACCTTCATGATCTCTTGGAACATGGCGAAGGACATCACGACCTTCGTCGCCTCACCATTGATGGTGAGGTCGAAAGTCCGGGCGGGTTTGTCGATTGTCACTGGAAGCCTTGTGGTAGCCCCCCACAAGAACAGCCCGCCAATTACGGCGGGCTGTCGAAGTGTTCAAGGTTTAATGTTGTGGTTTAGGCGAGGTAAGCCTTGGCCAATGCCGTGGTGCCGATTTCCGCCAGACGGCCCGAGACTTCGGAGCCGGCGAGGAAGTACGGCGAGAACTCGAACGGCATGGAGGTGTAGTTGCCTTCGTCGAACTGGAGCTGGAAGCCCTTCGAGACCTTCACCTTCGGGAAGACGATAGCGAGCGGGCGCTCGTTGTTCGACAGAGTGCCGACCACCTTCACCTTGAAGAAGTCCTGCTCTTCGATCGAGCCGACCTCGACCTCGTTCACGACCCAGACGCGCGAACCGGCCGGGAAGCTCATACCAGTCGGCACAGCCGCGGTGACGGTAAAGTCGCCGGTCGTGGTCGTGGTGTTCGCGGTCACGCGCACCGGGAGGACGTAGTCGTTGCCGACGCCGGCCACCTGGATCATGATCGTCGAACCGTTGGGGATGTCGCTGGCCTGGCTGATCGCGGTGGCGCTTTCACCTGGGATGGGGTCGCTGGTGATAACGATCGTCGCGGAGCCGGCGTTCGTGACGGCGGTCTTCAGCTTGCCGCGCTTCGTGCTGGTCGCGGTCTTGGCGAGCGAGAGCGAGCGGTACACGTTCTGCGCCGAGAACTCGTAGACCTCAGTGGAGAGCGACACCTTCACGTTCGACTTCTTGGAGTCGACGAGCAGCTGCATGATGCCCTTGCGCAGTTCGACCTGGTCGGACTCCGAGTTCAGCGTCACGTTGCGAACCATGCCGACCGAGTGGAGGTCAGGGGTCAGCTCGAACACGGGAGTGGGGTCCGCGTAGGGGACCATCATCAGGGTGGCTTCACCCAAGAGGAATGCGCTATTCTTAACGTCGGCCATGAACTATTCCATCTGCATGGTTGAAACTCCACTTTCCCTTGACCGGCGAGGCGAAGGCGGACAATGAAAACGGGGGGGCACCACGAAGAACCGCGTTAGGACTCTAGTGAAAGTTCGTCCCTTTACTCTACGACTGCCCGAGGATCTGTACCTGGAGGTCGCCGAACGGGCGATCAGTTCGGACAAGACGCAGAACGCCGTCTGTATCGAACTCATTCGAATTGGCCTCGGTGCCAAGATGGATGTTCGGGAGGCCCTGCTTGGCTTGGTTGCGCGGGAGTTTCCTGAGGGGTGTATTGCGGTTGCTAACTAACTTTCCCTCATTGCAACTCGATCCGCTTCCGCCGCGCCCCGGCGTTTACGCGATCTGGTGCCTGTCAAACGGGAAGTTATACGTTGGCCGAAGTGTCAATGTACGAGAGCGACTACGGACCCATCTACATGGCCTGAGGAAGGGGTATCATCATAACCTCCATCTGCAGAGTGCCTTCAATAAATTTGGCGAAGACGACTTTATTGCTGACGTACTCACGATCGCGTCTGCGGAGGATCTCCCTAGGTTAGAGGGTCACTTTATCTCGATCTTCGAAAGCCACCATCGAAGTCGAGGATTTAATATAGATGTGATCGACGTTCAGGGCATGCGTCGAGCATCCATAGAAACCAAACTGAAAATGGCTACAGCTGCATATGGCAAAACTCCTTCGGACGATACGCGAAGGAAGATGAGCCGGTCTCAGACTGGCCGAAAGCACTCCCCTGAGAGCTTAGAGAAAATGCGGTCCATTAAGGTCGGCAAGGTCATGTCCCGGACAACCCGAGCAAGGATGAGCGAAGCACGTCGTCGCTCTGCCAAACCAGTAATCTTCCAGGGGCAGGTTACGTCGATCCCTCAACTCGCTGAACGGTTTGGACTGAGCCGACAGTCACTGGCCCGAAGGCTTAAACTCGGATGGCCTTTGGAAGCCGCCCTAAACACTCCGCTCGAACCTCGAAAGAAGAGCCATGCCCTCACTATCAGCGGTTGACAGCCGCTTCACGGTTAAGTTCGCGATCCTCGTTGGAGGCTCCGGCACGTTCTCGGGCGTGATCAACGAACCCGGCCAGGGTGAGGTCCCATCCTTCCAATTCAACCTGCCTCGCAGGCTGCTCCGGGTTCAGCCCGGCCTACCCCTCAAAGCCGGCATGGTGATCAAGGACCCAGACGGGACCGTGTTCATGCTCGGAGAGCACGGAGCGAGCGAGGTCTCGGGCCGCACGCTCTTCCGCAACTTCCGGATGTTCGAGGCGACAGCCCAGTTCGCCTGGCAGAAGCGTGGTAAGGCCATCGATCCAGTGACGACGCTGGAGAAGGATACCGGCCTGAAGGACCAGCCCCCGATCTGGGGAACCTACGAGCCGGAAAGCCGTGAGGCCTTCGACCGCGGCATGCGCTCCAACTTCGAGACTGGCCGTTTCATCACGACGACCCCAGTCGAGCGGGACGACATGATCGACGGACGCAAGGTAGCGCGCGTCGATCGCCAGCTCGGCATCTACATCTGCATGTTGGGCTAAACGCCCCCGAAGTCCGAACCCTTGCCCGAGAAGCTGGTGCGCCGTGCGCTGTCCTTGACGACGCGCTCGGTGCGCCGCCACACGGCGTTCGGGATCGCGCGCGTCAGGTAGAAGCTCACGAACGGATCGATGGCAGGGCGGGATTGCTTGCCAGCTTGCAGCTTCACGGCTTGGTCGCCGGATAGGAGCTGCGCGGCACCGACCCCAGGTTGAGGGTTCGAGCGGTAGTCCATCGTAGCCAGACCCGGCATCATCGCCGGCGTGATCCGGTTGAAGACCAGCACCTCGAGCCGTCCAACCGCTACCGTCTTGGATGACACCTGACCCTTGGCGCTGGTATTGGTCAGGCGTGCCCCCTCGGTGGCCGCGGAGGGCAGCCGAGTGAACAGCACAGTGACTGGCCCGAAGGCGGCTTCGTACTCGTCGCTGCCGAGGTTTCCCAGGTAGTCTTCGAGTTCACCAGTGCGCTTGAACCAGCTGCCCCCGAAGCCGTCGCGCTGCTTCCGGCGCATGTATTTATCGGTGCGCTTCGACCATTTGATCTTGGAGTCCTGGCGCTTGAAGCCTGTGAACTGGCGCCCGAAAGTGTTGAGGTAGGTGTCGGACACCCGGATGCTGTCGCCGTCCTCCGATAGCGTGTCGCTGCCGAAGAGGCTCATCGGGCCATAAGGTCCCGTGCGCTTGTCAGGGACCGTCGTCGATCGGGCGATGTTCATTGCCATGCGGCCGATCTCGCGCTGGACCTCCTTGCGGACGCTGCGCTGCAATGCTCGACGAGCTTCGGTGTAGACCTTCTTACCCGCGGCGACGGCGACCTGGTTGACGATCATGCGCGCGAAGGCATCGCTGTTCGTCTTGATCTCGCGAACGGCAGCGGAGTCGGTCTTTTGGTTACTGGACGTCCAACCGAAATTGATCTGCCAATCAGCCACCAGGTGCTGTCCGCAGCAGCTCTATGCCAACAGGGCGCATGTTCCGCTTCTCCGACGTGCCAGCTGGCATCATCTCGAAGTCGGAGACCACCAGCTGGGTGATCTCGTTGCCCGCGTTGTCGCGTAGGAGGACCGTCTGGCCTTCGCCCCACATATCGTGGATCACGTCGAGGATGGCGATCTCGCGAAACAGGTTTTCGTCGTTGAACGTCGAGAGCGTGATCCCGGTGTGGATCAGCCAGAGGCCCTTGTCCTCCTTGAAGGTCCAGCCCGCCAGGCCGATGAGATCCTTGGTCGGCAGTTCCGACTGGTCGCCGCGGCTATCCCACGGGTAGTATTCGATGTCCGGGCTTGCGCCCGAGCGTTCGATCTCAGCGACCGTGTCCACCAGGTGGCGGACCAGCGACTTGTAGATATTCGATAGGCCGAAGCTCATCAGGCACCTGTGATGGCGTCGGTCTCGCGTGGTGCGGTTCCGAACATGAAAGCCCCCGCTCCCGTGCCGTCGAACGTCGGATCAATCTCAGCGCGAGCACGCGCGATGCTGGCGACGAGATCGAGTTCGATCCGGCTCCAGTCGATCTTGTTGAAGCGGGCGAACTCGTTGGTACCGCTAGTCTCCTTCTGCGGTGCACGCAGTTGGATCGTCGGCAGCACCATGAGGGCAGCAATCGCCTCGATCGCGTGAAGGCAGAGCAGGGTTGAACGGTCGCCGGCCGAGGCTGCTGTTGCCAGCGCGTCAGGATCGACCATCGACGAGAACTCGGAATAGGCGGTGACCAGATCGACCAGCTCGTCGACCAGCTCGTGGTTCTCGATCCCAATCTTACCGCGCACACCCTCAGGCGAAACGGCGAAGGGGAGGGGCTTGTCGACCCGGTAGGTGACGCGGTCGCTGACCACGCCTTCGCTGGTCACATAGTTCCAGGTGACTGTGCGGTTCTCGAAGAAGGGCTTGTCACAGGAATTGTCGGCCCCGTCGATGACGAGGAGCGTGCTGATCGCGTCGGCATCGTGTGCAACGGTACCAGCGCGGATCTCGGAGCCGTCATTTCCCATAAGCGAAAACGAGACAGCACCGGTCGGGAGACCAGTGCTGAACTCGATCTTCCGGGCGAAGGGAGTGCCTGCCCAGACCATGTCGGGTTACTTCTTCGCCGTGGCGGGCTTCGCAGCAGCCGGCTTGGGTTCGTCCTTCGACGGACGCGGCAGGGCGGCGACCGCCTTGTCGAGGGCATCGACAGCGGCATCGGCCAGGGTCTTGTCGTCAGCTTCGTCGGCCAGCTCTTCGATCACCTTGAGCTTACGCCCACGCTGAGCTTCGATGAACGCCGAGTTCTTGACGACGCTGGGGCGGTGCGCGGCGACTTCCTGCATGCCGAACAGGTCGTGGAGGCCATAGTCACCAAGGGTTTCAACGAGGTACTTCACGAAGGATCTCCAATGGGAGAAGAGAGGGGGGCCGAAGCCCCCCCGCTCAATTAGGTGGCGGGCGACAGATCCAGGATCGAGCGCGTGTCGCCGAAGACCAGGCGGTAGCCGTTGTTCTTCGTCTTCACGTACTTGACCATCTGGTTCTCGATCGCCTGCTGCGACTCGGCGATGTCCGAACCGGTCTCGACCAGCTCTTCCAGGGTCTCGTTCTTGCGGAAGCCGATCAGCTTCTGCGCCGGGGCGGTCGAGCTGAGCTGGAAGTTCACGTTGAACTGGAAGCGCGGGTTGGCCTCAGCCACCTGGACGCCCGCAGCGCGGAGAACTTCAGCCTGCGGCGTGCCCAGGCCGATCGACGGCTTGGCGAACATGCGGAGCCACTCGAAGTGCATGTCGTAGTTGCCCACGACGGTGTCGACGGGGCAGCCGGCCTTGGCGCGCTCGACGAGCCACTTCAGGAAGACTTCCCAGTTGATCTTGCCTTGAGCGTAATCGGCGCCGATGCCGGTTGCGAGGGTCTTGCCGTTGATCACCGGGGCGGCGTCATGGACGGCGTCACCGTTGATCAGCATGGCGGTTGCCACAGCGACCTGGCCGATCTGGACTTCGCGCTCCATGCGCGCCGCGTAAGGCGTCACGATGTCGAGCGAGGCGCGACGGGCGAACTCGTAGGTCCACTCGTAGCCGCCACCGAACTTGAAGAACTTCACCGCATGCTCGGTGCCACGGATCGAGCGGACCGGGATGCGCGAGCCTTCGGCGATCACGCCGTACTGCTGGTAGTCCTCGGCCTTGTCGTCGATGACCGTGGTGAGCATCTCGACGCCGTTCACCGTGCGCGACTGCGCGATGATGCCGTCGATGGTCTCCAGCTCGTCCTGGCGGTACTTCCACTGGACGATGTCGTCGATGACTTCCGGGAACAGAGCGCGGACGCCGGGGAAGGTCTGGAAGGTCTCGGCAGCAGCCTGGAGGACTACGCCCTTCGAGAAGTCGTCCTTGATCGGCAGATCGAGGAAGGCGAGGGCCGTCTCGTAGCCGTCCAGCTCCGAGTTGGCATATTCGCCCTTCTTGGTGTCGATCGACAGGCGCAGGTAGTCACGGGCCGAGAGGCCGAGGGTCTTTGCGCTGGCGACTAGATCCTTGCCCGCCTGCAGGCTTTCGGCCTGGTTCTTGGAGGTCAGGGTGGCGAGAACTTCCTCAGCCGGCAGCCGGTTCTGAGAGAGTTCGATGAGGTTTGCGGGCTTCACGGTTTAAGGTTCCTTCTCGCTTAGAGCAGTTCGACGACGGCGAAGCCGGTGCCGATTTCGACGACGGTGTTCAGCGCCTGGTTGGGGGTCTTCGCGGAGCCGCTGTTCAGGGCCTTGACCTCGCCGGCGCCTGCGCCGACCACGGTGTCGCCAACGGCAACAGCGTTGAAGCCGGTCAGGCCCGTCTTGACGGGGAACTTGCCGCGGATCTTGCGGGCGACGGTGCCGACCTTGATGCCTTCCTGGGTGCGGTCCTCGAACGCTTCGAGGCGACCGATCACAACATCACCGTCGCCGGCGAGCTTGATCGTATTGGTTGCGGTGGTGTCGAAGGCGACGGCCTTGCCGAGATCCGCTGCCGTGACCGACCCGCTCACGTTGTACGTGAACTGGAAGTCCGGGAAGCGGAACAGCTGGGTGACGACGCCGTTGGGGGTGTAGGGCACTTGAGGCTACTCCTATTAACGGTTCAGGGAGAAGGCGGCGGCGCGCGAAGCATCGAACTTCGAACCAACCTCCGGCTCATTGCTGCGGGTGTCGGCTCCAGCCCCACCGATCGGGATGATCGCGGTGAGCTTGGACTGGTGCGCTTCGATGCCGGCCTTCAGATCGGCGATCGTTTCGGGGGCCGCTTCGCTCGAACCGGCAGCGGTGGCGAGGCGGGTGTAAATGTCGGTGAGGACGGCCTTGGCTTCGTCACGCTCGGCGGTCAGCTCGACCACGGTCGTGCCGCCATCGGCGTTCGTCGCAGCAGCGGCCTTGAGTTCGACGATTTCCGCCTGAGCCGCAGCCAGGGCGGTATTCGCGGTGTCGCGTTCGGCGGTCATTGCCGTCAGCTGAGCAGTAGCCGTGGCAGCAGTGGTGGTCTGCTCCGTCAGCTGTGCAAGAATTACCGAAACGTCCACTTCGTATTCTCCTAGAGATGCTGTCAAAAACAGCTCATCAACTTCGTAGCCCCGAGCAGCGAGTGCTTGGAGCGGTGCGGCGAGCTTTGAAGCAGACTTGCCGACAATTTTAGCGTTCTTTGCCGCACCGCGAGTAACCAGACTGAGTTCGGTGAAGGTCTGAAGCCCGACCAGTCGGATGTGGACGCCGTCAGTGCCGACCGTGTGACCATTCGCGCAGGTCCGGTCGGCGAAGTTCCGCCAGGTGGCGTCCTCGCCGCGGAAGTCGAAGTCGCACTCGGAGCACAGGATCTGCGAGGCGAGGAACTGGACCGAGACCTCGTCGATCGAGCCGGCGTCGAGCTTGGCCGCGATCTTCTGTTCGGTCTCATCGACGTAGAAGAGGGTCCGCAGCTCGACCGAGCTGTTGGTCTGGTTGAGGATCGTGTCTGAGTGGAACACCCGGCCCATCGGGATCGAGTGGACGTCGTGGTCGTGGATCAGAGGGAGCGTGTTGCCGCCGTTGATACTGTCGGCCATCTGCTTCAGCGTCAGAAGCGAGATCTGGGCCTTTTCGAAGATCGTGCCGTCCTTGCCGGTCAGCGGCAGGCTGTTGACGGCGCCACATTCGAAGACGGCAAACCCTTCCGGGTCGACGTCTTCACCAACTGCGGCTTTGATCTGAGCGATCAATTCGGAGGTCATAGGGAGGCGCTTCATGCGCCAGCCTATGCTGTTACGGTGACGTTACTTGAAAGGGATAGGTGGGAGCACCGCCGAGAACCGGATTACGTGAAGACCATCGTGATCGCCGCGCCTGGCGTGTTGGTGAATGGGTTTGTACCCGAAGACCACGTCCAACTGGACGTTCCATCAAACGAGGCCGATGCCCGATTGAATGCAGTGCCGTTGATCGTCACGGTCGTCCAATTGGTGGGTCCGCCACTGATGACCAGGGTCACTTGGGAGCCAGCCACATAGAAGAAGGCACCGGTGATAGCCTGACCGTTCAAGGCGGACGTGCCCGTGCTGATCGAGCCGAACAGGCTGGAGTAGTAACCGAAATACTGACCGCTGCTGTAGTTGCCGTTCGTGATTGTCTGCGTGTCGAGCGCGGAGCCAGTGATCGTCGGCCAGGTCGAGAAGAGCGAGTTCGCGCCGTAGTAGAGCGAGGTCTGCGCCAGCAGCGCGCCCTTGTAGAGGGCCGAGCCGACCGCGCCGTAATAGATCGACAGCTGCGTGTAATAGACCCGCATCCGGATCTGGTCGATCCAGGTCTGCGCGCTCGCGCCCTGGTTGAGGAGAATGGTGGCGCCGAAGCTGGTATCGTTGATGATGGCAGCGGTGAGGGTCGCCCCCCAAACATCCGCGGAACCCCCATAGGTGTAGATCGGGTCGGGGGTGTTCGTACCCCACGACGCGAAGGCTTTGTTCGAGCTGATGTGGTCAGCGGAACTTCCAGCGCTGCCGTAGACCAGCATAATCGTGTTGTCGGTCGTGCCAGCGGTCGAGGATCGGCACTCGATCGTCATCTCGACACCCAGGATCACAGCGTTCGACGGAAGCTCTGCGCTAAATCCGAACGAGGTCACCCGCAGATGTTGAGAGCTGGAGGCGGACTTGGTCGAGTTCGTGGCCGACATGCTGACGTCGTTGGAGGTCTGAATGGCCGAAACCGATCCGCCCCAGCCATTGCTGCCGGCGTAGCCATAGTTGGTAGCAGCGCCTGGGACGCGCCAGCTGGTTACGGCCACGAGCCACCACCCAGCTGCAACGCTGCTTCGAACGCGGGGAACTCAGCCACGCCATCCAGGCGGTATTCGCTGTGCCAGATCCCACGTAGGTAGGTCCGCTCGAGGTCTGTCAGCTCGAAAGTGCGGTCGACGAAGCAAGCAGCCCCAGCGTCGTTATGGATGGCCAGTTCGAGGAAGAACATGCGGAACGTCTGATCGCAGACCGGGTAGAGGTTCTCGAAGCACCAGTAGGCCCAGTCGTCTTGAGCCTGCGCGCACTGGATCAGGATCGGCCGCGTGATCTCGCCCGCGGTGAACGCCACCGTGAGATCCCGAAGGGCAGGCATGCACGCCCCTGCGTCCGCGCAGGCCTGGCGCATCACGTCGAGACCCTCGTTGGTGTCAAGGAGGTCGCCGGTCAGCGCGGTCATCCGAACACCGTGACGCGGTGGGCGTTCGAAGCGGGGAGCTTGTCGGACGCATAGGTGAGCGTGACCGTGTTGTTGTCGGTTGCCACCCAGTCCACGATGATCATCGCGTTGTCGGCGACCTTGCGGACTACGACTTCCACGTCCTGGGTTCCCAAGTTGTGGGTCACTGCGATCGAGGTGCTGCTACCGTTGCCGATGGTGGAGCTAGACTTTTTCACGACAGAGTCGGTGATGCCGTAGCCCGACAGGGTCGTCGGGTTCGTTCCACCCGTGACCCGCCCTTTGGCATCGACGGTCACCGACTTGTACGTGCCAGCGGTCACTCCACTTGACGCCAGCGTCAGGGTGATGGCGGTCGCACCCGATCCACTGGCATCGCCCGAGATGGTCACGGTTTGGTTGGCAGTGAGGTAGGTGGACGTATCGAGCGAGTAGGCGTTCGCGCTGGTCTTCTTGACGAAGCCGGAAGCACCCAGAGCGAGGAAGGCCGTTAGGCCCGCCGTGGTGGCCTGCGCGTCAGTGATCCCGTAACCAGACAGCGTTGTTGGGTTCGTCCCCTCGGTGACCCGGCCCTTCGCGTCCACGGTCACGGACTTGTAGGTACCTGCCGTGACGCCACTCGCCGAGAGGGTAACGGTGATGGCCGTCGTGCCAGAGCCTGTCGCGTCTCCCGAGAGAGTGATCGACTGGTTGGCCGTCAGATAGGTGGAGGTGTCGAAGGACCAGGTGTTCGCCGCGGTCTTCTTGAAGAAGCCGACCGAGGCGTTCGCGCTGGCCGTGGCGATGTTGGTCAGGCCGGTGTGCAGGGGCTGGGCGTCGGTGATGCCATAGCCAGAGAGCGTCGTCGGCTTGGTGCCAAGGTTGGCGAAGGTGAAGTTGGTCGTCAGCACCGCATCGGTGATGCCGTAGCCCGAGAGAGTGGTCGGGTTAGTGCCTCCGGTGACGCGGCCCTTAGCGTCAACGGTCACCGACTTGTAGGTTCCGGCCGTCACCCCACTCGCGGCGAGCGTGATGGTAATCGCGGTAGCGCCTGAGCCGGTGGCGTCGCCCGAAAGCGTGACGGTCTGGTTGGCAGTGAGATAGGTGGACGTGTCGAGCGAGTAGGCGTTCGCCGCGGTCTTCTTCACGAAGCCAGTGGTGCCCAGCGCGAGGAAGGCGGTTAGGCCAGCCGTGGTCGCCTGAGCATCGGTGATCCCGTAGCCGGCGAGGGTCGTCGGCTTGCTGCCCAGGTTGGCGAAGGTGAAATTGGTGGTCAGCACCGCGTCGGTGATGCCGAAGCCCGAGAGGGTCGTCGGCTTACTGCCAAGGTTGGTGAAGGTGAAGGCAGAGGTCAGCACGTAGCTGGCCAGCTGGGTGATGACGTAGTTCTTCGTCGCCGCATCCTGGGCGCTCACCGGGTCGAGGAGGTTTGAAATCCGTCCCGTCCCGTCGAAGTCAAAGTTGACTAGGACCTTCACGTTTTAATCGACCCCGGTCGGCCCCCCGACTGGATTAGTTCAGCTGGCCCTGCACGACTGCGATATAGGCGTTCGAGGCCGGTGCGGCGGTGAAGCCCACGGTCACCCGGTTCACGGTCGGGCGGCTCGTCTCGACCACGACGGAGTCGTAGTTTCCGCTGTTACGGAAGACCTCGGTCTGGACGGCGCGCGTGCTCAGGTTGTGATCGCAGTTGAAGCTGGTGGCCGAACCGTCGCCGATCGTGAAGATCTTGGACTGGGAAAACCACTTGCTGTTCTTCAGCTTGATCGGCGTGATGAACCGGGCGTCATCCGTGCCGCCATCGACCTCGGCCTGGGTAGCGATCTCCGCGATGCCCTTGGTCGTTTCCGAAGCGTCGGGAGCGCCGGCCAGGAAGGCGGTGAACAAGATGTCGTTCGTGCCGAGGGTGCCGTTGACCTGGGTCTGACGCCAGGAGGTGCCGAGGTTGGCTGTGCCCTCCTCGACGATCACGACCGCAGCCTCGACTTCGGTGAAGGTGTTGGCGTCCGGCGCGCGGGTCAGCGCGGTGCCGGAGCCGTTGAAGATGTAGATGCCGTTCTCGGCAGGCAGGGTCTGGTTCTTGAGCAGGACTCGGTCGCCGTTGGCGAGCGTGATAGCATCGAGCGAGGTGCCGGGGCCGCTGATCGTGACGTTTCCGGTGGAGGCCGCGCGGACGCTGTCCTTCCAGTTGACGCCTTCGAGCGCTGCGTTGAGCTGGTTCAGCGTGACCGGCTCCGAACCCGAGACCGCGTTCGGCAGGTTCATGATCCGGGAGACACCGTCAAAGTCCAGATTGACGAGAATATACTTGGCCACGAACTACCTCATCATTGCCTTGCCCGCGAAGGGGCTGGCGAAATTCACTACGGTCTGGTTGGGGCTGATGTGCATGACCTCGGCCTCAACCTCGATCCCACCTGTCGACAGGATCGAGACCACGGGGTTGCGCCCTAGGTTGTGATTAATGGTCCAGGTCGCCGCTGCCGAACTCTGAATGAACTCGTAGCCACTACCACCGGTATTAATCGCCGAGAGCGGAGCTGCACTTCGAATAATGCGGACCTGCTGGCTACCCGGTTTCGCCCGCACCTGCGCGGTGCGCTTCCCTTGGACCAACAGATACTCGACGTTCTTGCGCGAGAGCTTGACGGTGTCGGTCATTTTACCGCCACCCGACTTGGATCAAGTTCCCCGACCAGATGACATGGGGAACGGTATCGGTTTCGTCGATGACGACGAACTCGACGACTTTGCCGATCGTGTTCGGCAGCTCGCCGCGCTGGATTTGGAGCACCATCAGGTGGGGTGCGGCGCCGGGGGTCAGGCCCTTGGTGAAGCCCTCGATCTCGAAGGTCACCGTGGCGGCGGTCATGTCACGCGGCGCATCGGCGTCGTCGGTGAACTCGAACACCAGCGAGGCGCCCTCGCGTCCGTGGATCTGGATGTCACCACTCTCGGTGACGATGGCGGGCATATCACGCACCGGCTGCAGCTCCTGCCTTGGCCTTGGGCTTGGTTACGGTCTTCGACCGCGCTGCCTTGGAGCCGCCTTCGGGGGCGAGACCGCGGCCGAGCGGGTCGCCGTTCGGGCTGACACCCTGTGCGTCCACCGATGCGGCCGGTGCCGGGTCCATGAACCCAGTGCCCGACAGCTCAGGGGCGCTGATCGGCTTGGGACGGCCCAGCACGGCGATGTGGAACTCGTCGTCGCTGACGTAGCCGCGGCTGAGCATCTGCTCCCAGCGCGACTGCTTCATCGTGCGCTGTGGTTCGAGTTCGAGATCGGGGCGCAGCTCGACCGGCTCGAACTCGAAGACGACCCGGCCCTGGAAGCCCGCCAGGCGGACGGCGAGGGTGAGGGCCTGCGACCAGATGTCACCGACGATCTTGTTCAGGGCATCGCAGTTGAGGGCGAAGAGGCGGGCCTCGGTCGAGGCGACCTGGCCGTTGTTGGACTTGCCGATGACCGCAGGCATGGTCTTGAGCGCGGCTTGGTTCTGCTCGTTCAGGACGTCGATCACGTTGGCGATCGGCAGCGAGGTCGCCGGGCGGCTCTCGTTGACCATCTTCACGGCGACGGCGTCGGTGTGGACCAGTGCTTCGTCCGACTTCATGTTCAGGAAGGCCGATTGGATCTGGGCGATCTGGCCGTCGATGAACGCGCGCGTGGCGGTCTGGTCGGTGCGGAGGAGCGGCGGGGCCGACTTCAGCAGGACTTCCTCCAGCACGGAGACGTCCATGCGCGGGTAGCCCACGATCTGGGTGATCCGGTACAGTTCGTTGATGACCTGGACCCGGCTTGCGATCGTGTTGATCGCCGAGACGAACGGGCTGTAGGTGTAGACGTCGGTCGGGTTCTGGTGGAACCGGGCCGTGAAGAACGTCGGGATGTCGAGGTTGATCTCGAGGTTCGAGCCTGCCGGCTTCTGGGTCGGCTTGTAGATCCCGGCCTGCTTCTCGGTCCAGACGATCGTCTGGATGTCGATCAGCCGCAGCGAGTCCGGTTCGAACTTCTTGTCGACGATCAGCTCCGCGCCAGGCGAGCCGCGCAGCAGCGTGTAGAACCGCATGTCGTCGTTGAGCTGGTTGAGCGAGGCCTTGGGCGAATAGCCGAGCGTGTAGTCGGTGACCGTGGTCATCCGCTCCAGGATCGAGTTCGTGACCGGCCCCCACTGAGTGGTCCGCGTTGATTGTTAGTGCATTGCCACCTCCTTTGCCATTGCCGCCTGGAGGTGGA